CTTAAATATAAATCTATGATCTTAAATGGTATTCCGTGGCCTGAAAATAATTCTTCTAGTAATCTTGCAAATTTAGATAAATTTCTTGAGAATGAAAAAATAACAAATTCAAATGAACCTTGGAGTAAATTAGATAAAACTGCTAAAATTAAAAAATTATTTTTATTTGCTAATACCTATAAGATTTTAAATAATTTAAGTGATACTGAATACGACCAATTGATAGTTTTTTTTAGAGATTGTCTTGATAAAAAGAAATTACAACGTGTTAAAGATGTAAATTACAATAAGGAAACAGGAGAAATTAAAGACATACCAGCATTATTTTATAATAAATCTTCCAATCATTTTACTCTTAAAAATATTGATAAAAGAGTATCTACTTTAAAGGGATTAACACCAAAAAAAAAACAAGGAACAGTTAAAAATTTAAAAAATAAGAATGATACCGACTCCGATAACGATGATTGATTAAGTACTGTAAAATAAAATTGATTATAATAATAGTTTAAAAATATAAACTAATATTATATAGTTATGATTAATAATAATACAATGATTGACGTTACTGAACAAATTATCCCAAAAGATCATCCAAGATATTTTAATGATGACGAATCTTTGGAATTATATAATACGTGTATTCATTTAATGGAAGAATTTATTAAAGAAAATCCAACTATAATTACTGATCCAGATTTTGAAGAAATTTTTGAAGAAAATATTCAAGAATTGATGCATTTACCTTTTGATTTTGATATATTATATACAACTGATGCTGAAGAGGAAATGGAACAAATAATTGAACAAGCAAAAGATGATTTATTTAAACATTTTATACCTCCACGCTCTTATCCAGATACTATTATTCTAGAAGAACCCGATTTTGACTTTATTGATGAACAATTAAATGTTTTAAGAAATAAACCACAACCAACACAAAGAACAAAAGAATGGTATGAATTTCGTCATAATTTAATTACAGCATCTAACGCATATAAAGCATTTGAAAATGAAAATGTTAAAAATCAACTTATTTATGAAAAATGTCAACCACTAAATCAAAATCTATATATTGATTCTGATAAAATTGAAGAAGAAACTAAAGAAGTCGTTATGGTAAATGTCAATACGACACTTCATTGGGGACAAAAATATGAACCGTTATCTGTAAATATTTATGAATATATATATAAAACTAAAATAGAAGATTTTGGGTGTATTCAACACGAAACATATCTATTTTTGGGAGCATCTCCTGATGGAATTAATGTTGACAAAAAATCTAAACGATATGGTCGTATGTTAGAAATAAAAAATATTGTTAACCGTGAAATTGATGGTATCCCTAAAAAAGAGTATTGGATACAAATGCAATTACAAATGGAAGTATGTGATCTGGATGAATGTGACTTTTTAGAAACAAAATTTACTGAATATCCAGATTACGACTCATACTTATTTGATACATCAAATGAATTATATGAAGATGAAGAAGGGATTGAATTTCAAAATTTATGTTTAACAAAAGATAATCAAATGAAAGGTATAATTATTTACTTTCATACAAAAGAAGGAAAACCATTTTACATATATAAACCATTAGACATAATTCATTCACAAAAAATTGAAGAATGGCAAGAAAATATTATTGATTATTATCAATGTAATCCAGAATATAAATATATATTTATGAGAACTATTTATTGGAAATTAGAAAAATTAAGTTGTGTGTTAGTTTGTAGAAATCGTCAATGGTTTAAAGATAATATTTATTCATTACAAGAAATATGGAACATTATTGAACGAGAAAGAATTAGCGGGTATGATCATAGAGCACCTAATCGTAAACAAAAAAAAGAAATACTAGAAATAACTCCAAAAACAAATTCGGGATGTTTATTACAATTTAATAAAGAAACTGGTAAAATTACTGTAATTAAAAAAGATATAGATAATACTATTCCTATTCCAGATCTAAAAAATATAAATTTAAATATCTAATATTTAATATAAAATATTTTCATTAGTTGGAATTGAAAAATATAATTCATTTGGTTCACTTCTGAAATAACCTACTCTAGCTCCAGGACCTTCTTCAACAGGAGGTAAAGGAGTAATAATATTAGTTTTTGTATCTTTATTATCATGATATACTGCTCCACAAAAATCAGCCCGAACACAAGTTCCTTGATCAGGGTTATAATGATGTTTTAAATTGTTAGTTATTTGTTTAAAAGAACCTAGACTAAATATTGGATAATGCCACCATATTTCATTATAATTATAATTAGATGTTTTATTTTTTCCTATTTGAGGAAAATCATCTAATATAACTTGGTCGATTGACTTAGGAAAATAACCAGGCGTTGATAAATCATAAACTCCACTAAATCCTTCACTATTTTTTGTAATCTTATAAATAAATGGAGCTAAATATAAACTTACAGCTATTATTCCTATTAAAAATATAATATTTCCTTTACAAAATTTATCTTTCATATAATATAGATTTATATAAAAACTTATTAATTATTTTTTTAAAAAAACTGACTTAAAATTAAACTAACATATATATTTATATTATGGATACTAATAATATGCGTGTTACTAAAAGAAATGGCGAATTAGAAGAAATCGCATTTGATAAAATTTTAACGAGAATAAAAAAATTGGGTCAAGAAGCTTCTATACAAATTAATTACCAGCAATTGGTCATGAAAGTTATTGATCAATTATATGATACTATTTCAACAACAAAAATAGATGAGTTAGCTGCTGAACAATGTGCGTCTCTTTCTACATTAAATCCTGACTATGGAACTCTTGCCGGTCGTATTATTGTTTCTAATCATCAAAAAAATACTGACCCTATTTTTTCAAAGATTATGGACGAACTATATCACTTTTATGATATTCATAATAATCATAAACCATTAGTATCTTCAGATTTATGGAATTTTGTCAGTAAATATTCTAATGAGTTGAATGAAATGATTGATTATAATAGAGATTATTTAATCGATTATTTTGGATTTAAAACACTTGAAAGAGCATATTTATTTAGAAAAGGTAAATTTATTGTTGAAAGACCGCAACATATGTGGATGCGTGTTTCTATAGGAATTCATGGTGATATTAATAATCCTAGCGCATTAGATCTTGTTAAAGAGACTTATGACTTGATGTCAAACAAATTTTTTACTCACGCTACTCCTACACTTTTTAATGCTGGAACTCCAAGACCTCAGATGAGCTCGTGTTATCTTTTAGCAATGGAAAATGATAGCATTGATGGAATATTTAATACATTAAAAGATTGTGCTAATATTTCAAAATGGGCAGGTGGTATTGGTTTACATGTTCATAATATTAGAGCTAAAGGGACACATATACAAGGAACAAATGGAACATCTAACGGGTTAGTTCCAATGTTACGTGTATTTAATAATACTGCTCGGTATGTTGATCAAGGAGGAGGTCGACGAAATGGATCATTTGCTATCTATTTAGAACCTTGGCATTCTGATATTTTCGATTTTTTAGAAATGCGTAAGAATCATGGCGATGAAGAGATGAAAGGACGTGATCTATTTTATGCTTTATGGGTTTCTGATTTATTTATGGAAAGGGTTAAAGAAAAAAATGGTAAATGGTCTTTATTTTGTCCTCACGAATGTCCTGGACTATCTGATGTATATGGACAACAATTTAAGGATTTATACGAAAAATATGAGGTAGAAGGTAAAGCACGCAAAACGATTAATGCTAGAGATCTATGGTTTGCTATTTTAGATGCTCAAATGGAAACAGGTACACCTTATTTATTATATAAAGATGCTTGTAATATAAAATCGAATCAAAAAAATATAGGAACAATCAAATCATCAAATTTATGCACTGAAATTTTAGAATATTCAGATGATAAAGAAACTGCTGTTTGTAACTTAGCTTCTATTGGTCTTCCGTCATTTGTTAATCAAGAAACTAAAGAATTCGATTATGACAAACTCCATCAAGTTACAAAGGTTATAACTAACAATCTAAACAAAGTAATTGATATTAATTTTTATCCTACAGAAAAAACAAAAAGGAGTAATTTTAGACATAGACCTATTGGGATAGGTGTTCAAGGATTAGCAGATACATTTGTTTTAATGGATATTCCTTTTTATTCTGAAGAAGCTAGACATGTAAATAAAAAAATTTTTGAAACTATTTATCACGCATCTTTAGAAAAAAGTAATGAAATAGCTATTGAAAGAACAACACAACTTAAATCGCTACTTAATAAACCAAGAGGTAATTTATTGGATATTATTAACGAAC